CTTAAAAGTAGTTCAGCTGTTGGTATGAGTCCGTATAAAGGAAATTGGAATACGTTAATTCAAAAACTTAAAGTTTTTAAAAATGGCTATGCCTTAGACGAAACTCAGTATGACTCGTCCCTGAGAAATTATTTGATGTGGGGATGTGCGCGTATGCGTTGGCAATGTCTTAGATTGGAAGATCAAACAGTGGAAAATTTGAACCGTCTTAAAGTTTATTATAGAAATTTGGTGAATACACTTGTTATCTGTCCCGATGGCACAATTGTGTACAAACAGGGTGGTAACCCTTCAGGGTCAGTGAATACTATATCTGACAACACCATAATATTATACACTCTCCTAGCTTATGCTTGGATTAGAGTGACACCACTAGAATTGCAGTCTTATGCATGTTTTGAAATGCATACTGCTAAAGCTCTTGTTGGTGACGACAACACTTGGACTGTGTCTGATGATGCGCACGAGTATTTCAACGCCATTTCTGTGATTAAAGAGTGGAGAGAACTTGGAATAATAACAACAACTGATTCGTTGTTGCCTCGTAGAGCTGCAGATTTAGATTTCTTATCTGCACATACAGTATTTTTGAGAAATATGGCTGTTCCTGTGTATGACAGAACAAAACTTATGACCTCATTGCTTTATGCACCTGAGGCTCATCTTACGCCTGCAACTACATTGGAACGCACAGCAGCACTTCTTAGTGTTGGCTGGACTGATATACCTTTCAGACATTTTTGTAGAGAGGTAATTGATTGGTTGTTGGAAAAATATGACCAGGTTCTTAGCGATGATCCCCGGTGGATGTTGGCAAAGTGTCAAATTCAAACTGATGAACGTTATTACCGCCTTTTTACAGGTGATGCAATAATTTCTCTGCACCCTCAAGGTGTGTTTTTATCAGGAAAAATTGTAAAGTTGAGCCAGCCTGATAAAAGCAGTATGAATTCTGCTAATCCGAAAAGGAACGGGACGAAACCCGGAAAGAAAACAAGAAAACGAAGGGCAAGGGTCGTACAAGGACCGGCTACCCAAAATGGAACCAAACCTCGTCGGATTAGAACGCGTAAAAGAGTGAATAATAGACCAAGAAATGGTGGACCTGGACAAATGATGAAATGCCCCCGGGGAGGTTTCAACAGGAAAGCTTGTGTAATACAAGAACATGAGTTTATTTTTGATGTTGTTGGAAACAATGAAAATTATACTGTTGTAAATGATGGAGATCCCTTTCCAGTAAACCCTGGTCAAGTGAAAACTTTCCCGTGGTTGTCATTACAAGCGAAGCAATGGGAACTTTACAAAATTCAAAACTTATTGATAGAATATCGTAGAGAAGTGAGTGAGTTTGCAGCTGCCGGTGCTCAAGGAAAAGTAATGGTTTGTGTGGATTTGGATGCTGCTGATGCCGCTCCAGCCACAAAGGTAGCTATGTTAGACACTGACAAGCGCCTCCTGATGGATAATATGCCTTGTGAAAACAATAAGATACATATTTCTGGAAGACTTTTTCACCCAACAGGTGAACCAAAATGGGTCCGGCCCGGTGGTTTGCCTGGATCTAGTGATATTAAAACTTATGATGTCGGAAACATTTGGATAGCCACAGCTGGAATAGCTGATGACTCCACAAAATTGGGAGAAATACATTTGACTTATCAAGTTGAATTTAGTGTTCCTGTTTTGGATCAAGAAGTTCAAGCTCCAATTAATAATACAGTGACATATTTAGGAGGTGATGCAACCACTATGGTCTCAGGTATTTGGAAAAAGATAAACCCCGTTATTAATGTTGGAGGACTTGGAGCTGTGATCTCTAATGGAGGAGACATTACGTTACCTGCCGGAAATTATCTTATTTCAGTTCAATATGTTTCAAGTTTTAATGGCACACCCCAGGAAACCCAACTGTACTTATCCCCTTTCATTGGAGGAGTGGAAACTTTTCCTGGTTATAGAGATATAGTCACGGCTGGAAATGCTCATGTAAAAGATCAATTTACTATGAATATTACTGATTTCTTCCATGCCTCAGATGGCTTGACAGCTTTTTCCATACAAGCAAAAGTCTTTTTCACTGGAGGTACAAATACATCCAATGATGGATATATACTGATACAATCAGTATAAAAGTCTCACAAGATGAGCTGGGTCTTCCAAAAGTTAGTTTATGACTACACCCTTCTGCGAAGTTAAAAATACGATTTTAGAATTTCTAAAGTAAAGAAATTTGGTCCTAAGACTTGGATAGCTTAGGTTGAGATAAAACTCAATGATTTTCTCCATTTACAAGTAAATGTCGTTTTACCCATTGTTTCAAGTATGAAATAAGGTGGTTTTGTGTGGATGTTTTGACAACAATAACAATCACAAACTTATAACAAATTTTAAGTGACTTGGTATTTCAAAAAGAAATACACGTGGGAGGTGCCTACCACGTTAAAAATTGGTGAAGTTCGGATAAAACATGGTGTTTATTGCGGGCCGGTGAAACAGAATTGAAGAAATTCGAGTTCTTAACCATTATTTAATATATGATGAGAAACTCGCTTCTCTCCTTATGCCGGACGTAATATTCCTGGAGCGAAGTTGAAGAGAGA